ATCGTGTGGCCTGCGTGTCGAAGACGAAGCCGCAGGTGCGCATCAGCGCGACATGGCGTTCCACGGCGGCGCTCAGCATGGCACCACCCCCGGCCACGCCTGCGCAATGGCACCGAGCGCATCGAGATCGACCTTGGCATATCTGGCCGTGGTCTCGATCGAGCGATGCCGCAGCAACGTGCCGATGGCCTCAAGGCTCGCGCCGTCCTCCAGCAGGGCGCGGGCTGCCGAATGGCGCAACAGGTGCGCGCCGTGCGAGGGCACGTCCTTGAGCCCCGCGCGACAAATCGCGCGGCGGACGATCTTCGAGATCGCGGCGGATTCCGTGAGAGGCCGCAAGGGCGCCGTGTAGCGCAGGAACACATGAGGGTCGTCCACCTGCGGGCGGCCGTCCTCGAGCCAGGCGAGCATTGCATCGCCAACGTCTTGCGGCAGGGGCAGTCGGCTCTCGCGCCGGCCCTTGCCGGTCAGCATGATCCGCCCGCGCGCCCAGTCGATCTGTTCAAAGCGCAGGCTGCGCACATCCTCGGCCCTGAGGCCCAGTCGGACGAGCAGGAGCAGGATCGCCCGGTCCCGGCGGCCGGTCGGGCTGGTCAGGTCGCAGGCGGCGAGCAGCCGATCGACATCGGCGGGCCTCAGGCCGCGCGGCAGATGATGGCCATTCCAGTTGGCGATGGTGGGCACTGCCGCGACCAGTCCGGGATCGCACCACCCCATGGCCGCGTGATAGCGCAGCCAGGATCGCAACACGGTGACTGTACGCTTCAGGCCGCCGCGGCCCTCGCGCCCGCGCCGGTCGAGGATCGCGGTCCGCAGGGTGGTTGGCGTCCAACCGGCCGGATCGGTACCGATGACCGGCAACATCTGGCGCAGCCCCTTGGCGTGGCTCCGCACCGTGATCTCCGAAAGCCCGCGGTGCCGTCGCAGCCAGTCGAGATGGGGCACGACATGCCGGGCATCGGGATCTTCGGCGGGCGATGGCGCAAGAACGCCTTGCGCGACGAGGAAACGGACGAACCGATCGACCTTGAACAGGTAGCGCGCCGACCGTGGACCACCCCGGCGAACGCCACCGCAATGACAATCGTGACAGGCGAAATCTCGCACGAGCCCATCCGCAGGCCCAGCGAGCAGCAGCCCGTTCAGTCGAGCCCAGGCACAGAGGTGCCGCGCCGCCGCGACGAGGCAGTTGACCGTATATGCATCGTAACCCACGCAGCCAATCTCGTCGGCATAAGCCGAAACGAGGTCCGCAAAAGGCCCGGGATCCATCGCCCAGCGTTCGGGCGGAAGAACGTGTGTCGTCATGTCGAAGTCTCCGATTATCGCGCCCGAAGGCGCTGGTGAAGACTTCGACCCCAATCATGTTATGCGGAGTACCGCATGCTTAACCCGTTGATCAAAAGGTGCTTGTGCGACCAACTCCGCATAACCATCCGCTCCGCATATTACAAATTATGCGGAGCTCCGCATAACCAATAGACCCGCCCGCGTCCTTCGACCTTCTCGGAGGTCACCTCGAGCCCGAGCTTCTTCTTGAATGCCCCAGCCATTGCGCCTCGAATAGTGTGGGCCGCCCAGTCGAGGGCTACCATGATTTCCTCAATGGTCGCGCCGTCCGGCGCGCGCAGCATGGCGATCAGCGTGGCCTGCTTCGTGCCCTCGCGCGGCGTGCGCGCCTTGGGCGCGGCTTCGGGTTCGTTGGTGGTATCGGGCGCAGCTTCGTCGGTCGGCGCGTCCGTCGTGCCCTCGGGCGCAGCGTCCGCGTCCTCGGGCTCTATGCCAATGGCGGCGAGGCCGATGTCGGTGGCGACCAGCGTGACGCCGTGGCCGTCGCCGGTTTCGCGCCACATGGGTTCGCCCTTGCGCAGGTCGGCATCGACCTCCTGCAGCAGGCCCTTGGCGATCATCGCGCCGATCACCTTGGCGGCGGCACCGCCGCGCAGGCTGTCGGGCAGCGGAAGGGCAATGCGCTCGGGCCGCTGGGCGGCGGCGCTCAGGATCAGGGCTTGGGTGTCGGAAAGCTGAGTCATCGTCGTCTCCCGTATCGGGGCGCGCGGAATGCGGGCCCTTCTACGAGGCGGAGCCCCGCAGGGCGGGGCTGGCGCGATGGCTGGTTGGGCTACTCGGCGTGTTCGCCTTCTTTGAAGGCGCTGTCGGTGATCTCGCGCAGCTTCGTGCGGTAGTGGTTCAGGGTGCCAACGTGCCCCCAGTGGATCTCGTCGGGGCTGGTCTCGAAATGGTCGGCGCTAAGGGCGGCGAGTCGCTCCAGCATCGCGTCTATCTCGAACTTGGCGGCGAGGAAGGCATCGAGGGCTTTGGCATTGTCGGTCGCGCGGCGGGTCATTCTGGTTGCTCCTTGGTCGGGTTGCATCGTTGCGTTGGACCAACGTTCGCTCTGGTCGCGATGCTTATCAACTGAATAAGAATCTGTTTTTGAATGATAATCGGAGACGCCGATGCAGGGAATGAGCGAGCGCCAGTATGCCGCGCATGTCGGGCTGTCGCGCGGCGCGATCCAAAAGGCGAAGACGGCCGAGCGGCTGGTGCTGTTCGCAGATGGCAGCATCGATGCCGAGGCCAGCGATGTGCGCCGGGCGGAAACGACCGACCCGTCGAAGACCCGGAAGCCGCCCGAACCGAAGCTGAAGCCGGTCCCCGAGGCGGCGGTGGCCGCCGTCGGCGACACGCTGCGCGAACAGGGTCTGGCGGTGCCTGCGGTCGGTGGCGGTACGACGTACCTGCAGGCCAAAACCGCGAACGAGGTGCTGAAGGCGCAGGAGCGGCGGATCCGGCTGCAGAAGCTGAAGGGGGAATTGATCGAGCGGGCCCGAGCGCTGTCGCTGGTGTTCCGGCTGGCGCGGGAGGTGCGGGACGCTTGGGTGAACTGGCCCGCGCGGTCGTCGGCACTGATGGCGGCGGAACTGGGCGTGGAACCGGCCGCGATGCAGAAGGCCTTGGAAAAACATGTACGCGCCCACCTCGACGAACTTGCCGAGGTCCGGCCTGACTTCCGATGACAGTGATCTGACCGACTTCGACGGCGCGGCGGAGATCCTGCGAACCTGGGGTGCGGGGCTGACGCCCGATCCGGATCTGACGGTCTCGCAATGGGCGGACATGCACCGGATGCTGTCGGGCCGCGCCTCGGCCGAACCCGGGCGGTACCGCACGGCGCGCACGCCTTACATGCGCGAGATCATGGACCGGCTGTCGCCCGGCGACACGATGCAGCGCGTCGTGTTCATGAAGGCGGCACAGGTCGGTGCAACCGAAGCGGGCAACAACTGGATCGGCTTTGCCATCCACCAGGCGCCGGGGCCGATGCTGGCGGTGCAGCCGACGGTGGAACTGGCCAAGCGCAACTCGCGCCAGCGGATCGACCCGCTGATCGACGAGAGCCCCGAGCTGCGGGACAGGGTCAAACCGGCCCGTTCCCGCGACGCGGGCAACACCATGCTGTCGAAGGAATTCGCGGGCGGCATTCTGATCATGACCGGGGCGAACTCGGCCGTCGGGCTGCGGTCCACCCCGGCGCGCTACATCTTTCTCGACGAGGTCGATGCCTATCCGGCGTCGGCGGATGAGGAGGGCGATCCGGTCAGCCTTGCCGAGGCGCGGTCGCTGACGTTTGCCCACCGGCGCAAGGTGTTTCTGGTCTCGACGCCGACAATCCGGGGGCTGAGCCGGATCGAGCGCGAATATGAGGCCAGCGATCAGCGCCGGTTCTTCGTGCCGTGCCCGCATTGCCGCCAGTTTCAGTGGCTGAAGTTCGAGCGGCTGCGCTGGGAAAAGGCGCGGCCCGAGGCTGCCGAATATCACTGCGAGGGCTGCGACCGTCCCATCGCGGAACACCATAAGACGGCGATGCTGGAAGCAGGCGAGTGGCGCGCAACCGCCACAGCCGCCGATCCCGGCACCGTCGGCTATCACCTCTCGGCGCTCTATTCGCCGATCGGCTGGCTCAGCTGGGAGCGGATCGTGCGGTCATGGGAGGCAGCGCAAGGTTCGGATGGCGCGACAGGTCACGCCACCGGTTCGAGTGACCTGGAGCGCATCCGGGCGTTCAAGAACACCATCCTTGGCGAGACTTGGGTGGAAACCGGGGAGGCACCGGACTGGTCGCGGCTTTACGACCGGCGTGAGGCGTGGAAGCCGGGCATCGTTCCCGCGGGCGGGCTGTTCCTGACCGCCGGGGCCGACGTGCAGAAGGACCGGATCGAGGTTGATGTCTGGGCCTGGGGTCGGGGCGGGACAAGCTGGCTGGTCGATCATATCGTGATCGACGGTGGCCCCGACCATCAGGGCGCTTGGGCGGAACTGACGCAGCTGCTGGACCGGACATGGCCCCATGAAAACGGCGCGTATCTGCGGCTGGCCAAGCTCGCCATTGACACCGGCTATGAGGCCCCGGCGGTCTATGCATGGTCACGGCGGCAGGGGGTGGCGCAAGTTGCTCCGGTCAAGGGCGTCGAAGGGTTCAATCGTTCCAGCCCGGTATCTGGCCCGACCTATGTCGATGTGACCGACGCGGGCAAACGCCTGCGCCGGGGCGCGCGGCTCTGGACGGTGGCGGTTTCCACCTTCAAGGCCGAGACCTACCGTCACCTTGGCCTGCCGCGCCCGACGAAGGAGGAACTGGCCGAGGGGGTGCAGTATCCGCCCGGCACCGTGCATCTGCCGGATTGGGTGGACAGCGAATGGCTCAAGCAGCTGGTGGCCGAGGAACTGGTTACCGTACGCACCAAACGCGGCTTTGCCCGGCTCGAATGGCAGAAGCTGCGCGAGCGCAACGAGGCGCTGGACTGCCGGGTCTACGCCCGCGCCGCGGCCTGGATCGTCGGGGCGGATCGCTGGTCCGAGGCGCGCTGGGCCGATCTGGAGACGCAGGTGGCTGGGGACGGCAAGGCTGATGGGGGTCACGACAAGGCCGCCGCCGGAGCCATCCGTGCGGTGCGCAGTCCGGCGCGACGCAGGTCGGTGGCGTCGAATTACATGCGGTGATCAGGACAATTGGCCCTGCGCCGACAGTGCCAATTGTCGGCGCAAGGGACGGTCCCGCTTCAGATACCACTCGCGGCGCATGGCTTCACTTCGCGAGGGCAAACGCTCGGCATAGAGCAGGCGCCAGACCCGGCCGCGTGTCGACTTCGCCCCAGTGCCGGAGTTGTGCTGGGCCAGACGGCGGTCGAGATTGAGCGTTCAGCCGACATAGGTGCGATAACCGCTCGGGGAGTCGCAGCCGAGGACATAGACCAACCCGGTCATGTTGTTGCGGCTCGCGGATCAGCCCGCCAGCGTGCGCTGGACGATCTTCGGATCGGCGGCAATCAGGGCCAACAACACGCGGGCGGGGCCTTCAGGACTCCGTCTGCGGTGCTCCCAATTGAGCAGTGTGGCTTTCTTCACGCCGATGCTGCGGGCAAAATCCGCTTGCGACAACCCGGTCTGCGCCCGGATCGCCTGGACGTCCGGATCGGGAATGTCGATCTCGTGGATGATGCCTGTGGTCACGCCACGCGCGTGGGCAATGGCTTCCTTCAGGCCTTGTTCGATGCTCTTGAATGCGTCGGTCATCGCTTGCTCCTGTAGGTTGCGGATAGGGCTTCGCCGAGGGTCTTGACCGCCTCGGTCTCGGTTTTGGTCAGGTTGGCCTTCTCGTTCTTGGCGAAGACCGTGATCAGAAATACCGGCGTTCCGTCGTCGGGGCTGAAGAAGTGGATCACCCGATATCCACCGCTTTTGCCGCCCCCGTCGCGCGCGAAGCGGAACTTCCGCACCCCGCCACCGATCGACACACCGGTCGTTGGGTTCCGAGCGACGAAATCGATCAGCTCCAGCCGCTCTGCATCGCTCATGATGGCGCGGGCGCGGCGCTGGAACTCGGCTGTTTCGACAACGGTCACGATGGTCATGGGCTCATATATGCGTCAATGGCACATAAGTCAATGACACATGAAAGGTGTGCGCCATGCCCACAATCGCAGAGCTGAAGGCCCGCCGCGAGGCCCTGGCGGCGTCGCGCTCCAGCGGTGTGGCGCGGGTGAGTTACGGCGGCAAATCGGTGGATTACCGCAGCCTGGCCGAGATCGACCGGGCCATCGAGGTGCTGGACCGTGAGATCGCTGTGGCCGAGGGGCGCAGGATCATCCGGCAGGTGCGCGTGATCACCACCAAGGGACTATGATGCATGGGTTGGCTCGATGCCTTTCGCCGCCGGGAGACCGGCGGCCCTGTCGCCGTGCGCGCGCGGCTGGAAGGGGCGATGTCGCAGCGCCGGCTGCGGGGCTGGCAACCGCCGCTGGAAAACATCAACTCGCTGGTCGCCTCGGGCGGGCCGCGTCTGCTGGCGCGGTCGCGCGAGCTGGTGGTGACCAACGGCTACGCCGCCAATGCCTGCGAGGCTTTTGCCTCGAACCTGGTGGGCGACGGGATCAAGCCCTCGTCGCTGATCGAAGACCCAGACTTGCGCGACCAGGTGCAGCGGCTCTGGCTCGCCTGGACCGATGAGGCGGATGCGGACGGGCTGACCGATTTCTACGGTCTGCAGGCGATGGTGGCGCGCGAGATGTTCGTCGCGGGCGAATGTTTCGTGCGGCTGCGGCCGCGCCGGGCAGAAGACGGGTTGCTGGTGCCATTGCAACTGCAACTGCTGCAATCGGAGATGCTGCCGTTTGATGCCACCAAGACCGCGCCCAACGGCAATCGCATCCGCTGCGGCATCGAGTTCGATGCCATCGGACGGCGCCAAGCCTATCACTTCCGCCGCCGCCATCCTGGCGACAGCACCGATCAGGGTATGGTCACGTCTGAGACTGTGCGCGTTCCGGCGCAGGATGTCCTGCACATCTACCGCCCGATTGATGCGGGGCAGATCCGGGGCCTGCCGCATGTCGCACCTGCGATGGTGCGGCTGTTCCTGCTCGACCAGTACGACGACGCCGAACTCGACCGGAAGAAGACGGCGGCGATGTTCGCGGGCTTCATCACCAAGACAGCACCTGAAGAGCAGCTGATGGGCGAGATCGAGGCGACCGACGACAGCGGGGCGACCGCCAGTCTGGAACCCGGCACCCTGCAGGTTCTGTTGCCGGGGGAGGACGTGAAGTTCTCCAGCCCCGCAGATGTTGGCGGCGGCTATGAGGCGTTTCAGTACCGGACCTTGCTGTCGGTCTCGGCCTCGCTGGGGCTGCCCTATCATCTGGTGACTGGCGATGTGCGGCAGGCCAACTATTCCAGCCTGCGCGCCGAACTGGTCGAGTTCCGCCGCCGTGTCGAGCAATTGCAGCACGGGGTGATCGCGCATCAGCTCTGCCGCCCGGTCTGGGCGCGCTGGCTGGAAACCGCGGTGTTGTCGGGGGCGCTGGACCTGCCCGATTTTGCCCGGTTCCCCGCGCGCTATCGCCCGGTGAACTGGATCCCGCCGCGCTGGGATTGGGTCGATCCCTTGAAGGACATCCAGGCGCAGGTGCTGGCGATGGAGGCGGGGATCATCTCGCGGCGCAAGGTGGTCGAGGCCACCGGCTACGACGTCGAGGAAATCGACCGCGAGAATGCCGCCGACGCCAGGCGCGCCGGGGACATGGGTCTGCACTACCGCACCAGGCCCGGCGAGACGCAGGGGGCGCGGGCGACGCCAGCCCGCAAACCGGAAACCGATACAGAACAGGAGGCGTAAGCCGATGAACAGCTGGTACACGATCCGCGCCGAAAGCACCGGCGCGGAGGTGGTGATCTATGACGAAATCGGGGCTTACGGGGTCTCGGCGAAGGGGTTTCTGGCGGAACTGGGCGCGCTGCCGGATGCCACGCCGCTGGCGCTGCGGCTGAACAGCCCGGGCGGCTCGGTGTTCGATGCGGTCGCGATCTACAACGCGATCAAGCGCCATACCGGCATGGTCACTGTCTGGATCGACGGCATTGCCGCCTCGGCTGCCTCCTATATCGCCATGGCGGGCGACGAGATCGTCATGCCGGAAAATGCCTTCCTGATGATCCATGATCCGGCCGGCATGGTCATGGGCACCGCCATCGACATGCGCGCGATGGCCGAGGCGCTGGACAAGATCAAGGGAAGCCTGCTGCAGGGCTATGCCGCCAAGTCGGGGCGGCCGCAGGAAGAAATCGCCCCCTTGATGGCAGCGGAAACCTGGCTCGATGCCAAGGACGCGCTGGACCTCGGCTTTGCCGACCGGATTGCCGGGCCGGTCCGGATCGCGGCACGGTTCGACGTGGGGCGGTTTCGCAATGCACCGCCCGCGTTGATCGAGGTGGATGCTGAGATTGCGGGCGAGACGGCGGACGAAGACACCTCTGGCAATGTTGCGGCAATCGGCGATACGGACGAAGAGGCTGCGCCTTCCGATCCTGCCGCCGCCGATCCAGCAGCAGGCATCAGAGGCGACGCCACCATCGAAACAGAGGGGTTGGGGCCGCCCGCCGAACCTGATCCTCCCGCAGATCCCAGCGTGCCGTCAGTGGAAAAGGATGCAGTCAGCGCCATTGCCGCCAACATCCGCGCCGAAGCTCTGACCCATGCCCGCGCTGTCGTTGATCTCTGCCGTCTCGCCGGGCAGCCACAGATGGCGGGTCGCTTTCTCGAGCGCGACGCCGGTCTCGACGATGTGCGCGCAGCATTGCTGGCCCATCGCGTGGGGGAAGAACCCGACATCTCCGCCGCCCATCCGCAACCCGGCCGCCCGTCTGGCGCGCGCCCCTGGGGCGATGTCATTGCCCGCACCTTCCGTCTGAAAGGATAGACCCATGCCGATCCTCACCGAAACCCCGCACGCGGGTGGCTTTCTTGTCTGGGAAGCGCTTCGCGACTATTGCCGCAGCACCGTCATCCTTGCCTCTGGAAACCTGCAACCCGGCACCATTCTGGGCAAGATCACCGCCTCGGGCAAATACGCCGCCCACGATCCCGCCACCACCGACGGCACGGAGACGGCGGCGGCCATCCTCTGGGACAGCGTCGATGCCAGCGGTGGCGACACCAACGCCGTGGTGCTGATCCGCGGCCCCGCCATCGTCAATCAGCATGAGATCAGCATCCCCGGCACGCCCACCGCGCCGCAGATCGCTGCCGCCCATGCGGCCCTGCTGACGCTCGGCATCCTCGTCCGCTAATTCCCCAAATCAGGAGGCACCCCATGGCCAGCATGGACATCTTCGAAGGCGATGCCTTCTCGATCATCGAACTCACCCGCGCGCTCGAGAACATCCCCTACAAGCCCGCCACCCTGTCCGGGTCGGGCCTGTTCGGGCCGCGCGGCGTCCGCTCGCGCACCGTCGTCATCGAGAGCCGCGATGGCACGCTGTCGCTGATCCCGTTCTCGGAGCGCGGCTCGGCTTATGACCAGCAGGTCCCCGAACGCCGCGATGTGCGGGCCTTCGTCTGCCGCCAGTTCAAGAAACAGGACGTGATCTGGGCCTCGGAAATCCAACAGGTCCGCGACTTCGGCACCGAGTCCGCCACCCAGCAGGTTCAGGCCGAAGTCGCGCGCAAGCTGGGCCGGTTGCGCAACGACGCCGAGACCACCTTCGAATATCACCTGTTCAACGGCATCCAGGGGCTGGTGAAAGACCCGCGCGACGGCGCCACCGTAGTCAACTACTTCACCGAGTTCGGCATCGCCCCGGCAGCAGAAGTGGATTTTGATCTCGACAACGCCACCCCGGCCTCGGGCGCATTGCGCAAACGCTGCCAGGCGCTGATCGAAAGCGTCGAGGATACGATGGGCGGCCTTGCCACCGGCGCCATCGCGCTGCGCGCCGAATGCGGCTCGGCCTTCTTCGCCGATCTGGTGGCGCACAAGGAGGTGCGCGAGACCTACCTCAACACCGCAGCCGCTGCAGATCTGCGGTCGCGCATCGCCGATGAGGTCAGCTTCGGCGGCATCACCTTCCGCCGTTACCGGGGCGGGGCAGGCTTCGGGGTCGCAACCGACAAGGCGGTGTTCTACCCCGAGGCCGTCGACGGCCTGTTCGAAATCTACCACGCCCCCGCCGATACGTTCGAGACGGTGAACACGCTGGGCCAGCCGCTTTACGCGCGGATGATCCCCGACCGGGATCGCGACGAATGGGTCCGCCTCGAGATCGAAAGCAATCCGCTGCCGATCTGCACCCGCCCGCAGGTGCTGCGGTCCGCACGGCGGACGTGATGAACGCCTTTGCCGCCGCCATTGGCGCGCTCTTCGCCGATCCGAACATGGGGCGCGACGCGGTCTACATCGCCGATGGCGGCGCGCCCGTTCTGGTGCGCGTCGTCGCCCGGCGTGCCGATGCCGTCAGCGACTTCGGCGATGCCCGGCTCTGGTCTGAAACCACCCGCATCGACCTGCGCGTCGCCGAGGTGGCAAATCCGCGCCCCGGCGACCGCATCGAGATCGACGGGGACGCCTTTCTCATTCAGGGCGAGCCGGTCCGTGATCGCGAGCGGCTGGTCTGGACTGTCGATCTACGCCCGGTGTGAACGCGATGAAACTAAAGCTCGAAATCCAACCCTACATCGTCGCCATGATGGCAGCCGAGGTCGCTGCTGGCGAACGCGCGGTCACCGCCGCCATGCGCGTAGCCGGAACTGGTCTGAAAGCCGCCTGGCGCACGCAGATCACCGGCGCGGGGCTGGGCACCCGCCTCGCCAACTCAATCCGCCTCGCCAGCTTCCCAAAGTCGGGCGAGAGCCTGAACGCGGCCGCGCTGGTCTGGTCCAACGCTCCGGTGATCATCGGCGCGCATGACACAGGGCCGCTGATCCGGTCGAAAAACGGGTTCTGGCTGGCAATCCCCACGCCAGCGGCGGGCAAATCCACGCGCGGCGGCCGGATGACTCCCGGAGAATGGGAACGCCGCACTGGGCTGCGCCTGCGGTTCATCTATCGCCGGAGGGCCCCCAGCCTGTTGGTGGCCGAGGGGCGGCTGAACACCAAGGGCCGCGCAGTGGCGTCCCGGTCGAAGGCAGGCCGGGGCGTCGTCACCGCGCCGGTCTTCCTGCTGGTGCCGCAGGTCAAGCTGCCCAAGCGGCTGGATCTGGCGCGGGATGCCGAGCGGGCACATGGCGCTGTGGCGGGGCTGATCGTGGCGAACTGGGTGGAGGGACGGATACGGTGAAATGACGTTAACAGACAGAACCCGCCCTTCCCAGATCGACCGGATTTGGGAGTTCAGGGCGGATGCGGTCATTCTTTGCGACGCGGCTCGGTGAAACGGCAGCGCAGAAATCAGCCGCTCGCCGCAGAAACGGCGTTTCTTGCTTGTGAAGGCGATGACGCATTTCATGCTGGAGGTTGATCTGGAAGACAGGGGCGGAGCATATAGATTCACGGATCTGGTGACCCTGACGAATGTTACCATCCTGACGGACAAAGCCGCGCGGGACGCCAGCGGCTCGATCATAACTTAACCAGGACAGGATTTTTCAGATGCCGTGCGGCCACATCGAATTTGGATTTCTGCCGACGCCGCTCCAGTTTTCGCGTGGTGATATCTCTGTCGCGCCCCTTGTGGATGGGCTGGACAAGGTTAGTGAGGTCCGCTTATCCCCCCATGTTCACAAAGACTGGCGTTACGCTCCGCCCTCGGGCGCTCACGATATTGTCAGAGATCAGGTGGCCGAGCACCCATATCCTGCCCGCGTCTTCGGGCTACCCCATACGCATCGGCTGTGGCATTCAAGCGATGACGACCGTGACCATCTGGATTTCCTCATTTGGTGTCTAGGCTTCTTTGAGGGGCTTCGTCTCACAACGTTCGAGGCAGGTTACCTCGATGCGACGCCGATCAAGAAGGGCGCGCTGACCGACTTCGTTTTGACGGGCGGCTCAACTCCGGCCAATGCCATCGAGCTTGCGGAGAAATTTTGGACCGACCACGCGTCTTACCCCAGGCGAACGAAACGAATGGTAGGGATCATTCACAGCCTGTTTCTGGCGCAAAACCCGAACCATCTTCAATTTGAGGCCTTTTCGTATCTCTACATGGCGCTGGATGCCTGTTTCAAACTGACATGCGATTTACGGGGCGCGCCAAGGGGGCTGAGCCACGCAGCACGTATTGAATGGACCTGCCAGCAATTTGGCATGCCGGTCCCGAACTGGGCGGCAAGCACACCGGGCAACGGGAGTCAGATTTCGACAGTCCGGAACGACACAATCCACGAGGCGCTGTTCTTCGATGAACCGCTCGGCTTTGTGACCTATGGGGGACGCACTCCGCCTGTGAATCAGCAGAACGTGCCACTGCAAATGATTGCTCTGACATGCCGTCTGGTTGTCGCATTACTTGGGAAGCCGGACGCAGCGCATGTGAAGAGTGCCGTAAGCACACGTCAGAAATCCGGCCTCAAACTCACCTGATGCGAGAATTCTGAGTTAAGTGCGCAGGCAGGAAGTGCGCCGTAGTGCATGGCCATTCTCGCACACGCAGCGGAAGTCCTGTCTTGACGTGCCGCACCGCAGCTTGGGCTGGGTGAACGGCAGGTCAGGGCCGACCTAGCGGGTTGCATGGACATGTTCCGGACATCCATGCCAAGTTGTAATCGGGAACTTAGGGGACAACGATGGCAAATGAGAACAACCAGACCCTGGCGCTGCTGATCGATGGCGACAACGCTTCGCCGAAGATTGTTGGCGGTTTGCTTGCGGAGATCGCGAACTACGGCACGGCGAGCGTAAAGCGGATCTACGGTGACTGGACCAAGCCGAACCTCAATGGCTGGAAAGACTGCCTGCTAGAGCATTCGATTCAGCCTGTTCAGCAGTTTGCCTACACTACCGGCAAGAATGCGACTGATGGTGCGATGATCATTGATGCGATGGATTTGCTCTATACCGGGCGGTTTTCCGGGTTCTGCATCGTCTCCAGTGACAGTGACTTTGCCCGACTTGCGGCCCGCGTCCGGGAGCAGGGCGTAACTGTCTATGGCTTTGGCGAACGAAAGACGCCTCGCCCCTTCATCACCGCTTGCGACAAGTTCGTCTATTTCGATGTCTTGAACGCGCCCGTGGCCGATCAGAGTGAGGCGCGGGATAATAAGGATACTGGACTGCTCGCCTCTCTCGGGGCGCCTGCACCCAAGCCTGCTCCTGTGAAAACCGCGCTCGACGCCGCGGCAATCGACATGCTTGTTAAGGCGATCAGTGCGACGGCCGAGGACGATGGCCAGGCGAATCTCGCGAAAGTCGGGGCACATCTCGCCAAGCAGGCTCCAGACTTCGATGCCCGTAACTATGGATTTCCAAGGTTGACGAATCTGGTAGAGGCTTCGGGTATCGCTGAAGTGAAGCGCGTCGGGGAGAACCCGACCATCGTTCGTGTGCGTCTCCGAACTGATAAAACCTCAGTTCGCAACACGTAGACCGAACGTTCTCGCTGCAATAATTACGAATGACCGGTCTGAGAAATCTGCCAAGGGCAGTTGGTCGAGGCTGAACTTCCGCAATGGGCGGCCTGCGTCAGCTTGAATGGATGTGCAAGCTGGCCCATGATTGCGACGGGGTGCGGGGCGGCCCCGTTTTGAGCGGCAAGCCTGAGGGTGCGGGCATGTGCGGTCGTTTTGTTGACCCCAATCTGCGGGGCACGGAACTCGAATACTCTGAACTCAAGATCACGCCATTCCCGCGTCGCTTCAACGTAGCACCGACGAATGATGTGCTGATCTTTGCCAAGGAGCCGCTTGAGGCGATGATCGCCCGCTGGTGGCTGGTGCCCGCGTGGCACAAGGGCGAGTTGCGCGACTGGAAGGCCAGCACCTTCAACGCCCGGATCGAGGATGCAAAGGACAAGCCCGCGTTCCGCGCGGTCTGGCGCCATGGGCGGTGCCTGATCCCTGTCAGCGGCTTTTATGAATGGACGGGGCAGAAGGGCGCCAGGCAGCCGCATTTCATCCGCTCTGCCGGGAACGAGGCGACGCTCTGGTTTGCCGGGCTTGCCTTGCGCTGGCACGATCTGCTGACCTGCACGATCATGACACGGGAGGCCAATGCCGCGATGGCCGGGCTGCACAGCCGAATGCCGGTGATCCTGAATTCCGAAGAACGCGAGGCGTGGCTGGGTGGGAGTGATGATCTGCTGATCGGGGCGGGGGTGGAGATTCGCCACCACCCGGTGCGGAAATTCGGGTCGCAGGACGACGGGCCTGAGTTGATCGAGCCGATTGTCTAGAGTTTCGGCAAAGGTGAGGCTCTCGCGTGGTTTTGTCCGAATATCGGTTGTGCTGAGGCGTTTGGATACTTGGCCGACTCGGCAGGGCCGTTCTCGGCAAGCCGTCGGCCTGTCTGCGAACGACGGCTCCGGACCGTCCTTGCTACGTCCCAGTGGCACAGCGGACGAGCGTGACGAGACTGGAATCGACTTTCAATTCATCAGAATGTTCGGCCGCGAGCGCACATGACCACCATCCGCGAAACCATCCTCGCCGCGCTGCACGCGCGGCTGCAAACCCTTGCCGCCACGGCCCTGCGCGATGATGTGCTGCCCGAGCGGATCCCGCCCTCCGGCCTGATCATCCTGCGCGATGGCCAACCCGGCGAGCCGGAGGTGACACTGTCGCCGCTGCGCTACCATTACCAGCACCGGGCAGAGCTGGAGGTCGTTGTCCAAGCGGCGAATGACCGGGCCACGGCCTTCGACAGCCTGATCGCCGCGATCGGAACCGCGCTTGCGGCCGACCGCACGCTTGGCGGCCTCTGCGACTGGATTGAGGCCGAAGCACCCGCCTCGGTCGACTTGCCCGTCGAGGGTGCCGCAACCTTGAAGGCGGCGGTGATCACCGTCGTGCTGCATTACACCACCGCCGACCCGCTGAGCTGATCCCGGCACGATCCCACCCACAACAAGGAGGCAAACATGGCACGTGCGCAAGGCGCGCGGGCGCAGATGGCGCTCGGCTTTGAGACGGTTTACGGCAATCCGCCGGTCGGTGGGTTCACCAGAATGCCCTTTGCCAGCACCTCGCTGGGATCGGAGCAGCCGCTGCTGAAAAGCGAATTGCTCGGCTATGGCCGCGATCCCCTGGCCCCGATCAAGGACGCGGTCACCGCCGATGGCGATGTTGTGGTGCCGATCGATGCCGAGGCTTTCGGGTTCTGGCTGAAGGCGGCGTTCGGAGATCCGATCACCTCTGGCGCGGGCCCCTACACCCATGAATTCCGCTCCGGCGGCTGGACCCTGCCGTCGATGTCGATCGAGACCGGCATGCCCGAGGTGCCGCGCTATGCCATGTATTCTGGCTGTGTGCTGGATCAGCTCAGCTGGCAGGTGCAGCGCTCGGGATTGCTGACCGCGACGGCGCGGCTGGTGGCACAGGGCGAGACGATCAGCACCACGACCGGTGCAGGCACGCCCACTGACCTGGCGCTGAAGCGGTTCGGCCATTTCAACGCAGCGATCAGCCGCAATGGCACGACCCTGGGGAACGTGGTCTCGGCCGAAATCACCTATGCCAACAACCTCGACCGCATCGAGACCATCCGCAGCGATGGCAAGATCGACGGGGCCGACCCCTCCATCGCCGCACTGACCGGCCGCATCGAAGTGCGCTTCGCCGACAGCACGCTGGTGACGCAGGCGATCAACGGCGATCCCTGCGAAATCGGCTTCGCCTATGCCCTGCTGACCGGCGAAAGCTTCACCTTCACCGCCCACGCCGTCTACCTGCCGCGCCCCCGGATCGAGATTTCCGGGCCGCAAGGCGTGCAAGCGACATTCGACTGGCAGGCGGCGCGCGATGCCGCGCTTGGCCGCATGTGCACCGCAACCCTGATCAATGACATCGAGGCCTACTGATGATCCGTCTGAACCTGACCGCCACCCCGCAATGGTTGACCCTCGTCCCGGGCCTGCGCCTGCTGGTCGCCCCGTTGACCACCGCGCTGATGGTCTCGGCCCGCGCCGATCCGGCCATCGAAGCTCTGCCCGAAGGCGCAAGCCAAGAACAACTGGCCCTCGCCATGGCCAAGGCCGTCGCGCGTCGCGCGGTGCTGGATTGGGAAGGCGTCGGCGACGACGCGGGCGAGATCGTGCCCGTTTCGCCCGAAGGGATCGACGCCCTTCTGGAAATCTGGCCGGTCTTCGAAGCCTTCCAGACCCAATACGTCGCCAAGGGTCTGATCCTGGACGCGGAAAAAAACGTCTCCGCGCCCTTGCCGACTGGTCCTTCGGCGGGGGCGACCGGTACTGCGCGGCCTGCGAGCCCTGCGAGGGCCGCGGTGGGCGCTGCCCCGACTGCCCCGCAAGACTGAACCGGCCACTGACGCATGAGGGTTGGCAAGTCTGGGATCTGGTCGGCCGTCTTGGCGGCCAGTTGCGGGTGATCCCCGGCGCGGTCTTGGGCTGGGACATGGGCGCGGCCCTCGCCATGGCCCGCGCCCTCGGCATCGACACCCTGATCGCGGCCGAACTGCTGCCCGAGATCGAGGCGGTCATGGTGCGCCGCTCAAACGAACAGATCGGAGACGGCCATGGCTGAGAAGAGGGTCAGCGTCCGCTTGGTGGCGGAAGGCGGACGACAGGTGCGGGCCGAGCTGGAAGGCATCGGCGATGCTGGCGCGCGGGGGTTCGGCCGTCTGTCGACCGAGATGGAACTGGCCAATGCCCGGCTTGGCAGCTTCGCCCGCAAGGCCGGGATCGCGCTTGCCGCAGTGACCGCCGCCGCCGCCGCTGCGGGCGTGGCGATGGTTCGGTCGGGTCTCGCCAATGTCGACGCGCAGGCCAAGCTCGCGCAATCGATGCAGACCACGGTCGAAAGCGTCCAGACCCTGACATGGGCCGGGGAACTGGCGGGCGTGTCGATGGGTGAGATCGAACAGGCGACGAAAAAGCTGACCACCCGGTTGTCGGAAGCGGCGACCGGGTCGGGATCGGCCGTGGCGGCCCTGCAACGACTGAACCTGACGGCCGCGCAATTGCAGGCCATGCCGCTCGACCAGCGCATCGTGGCCATTCAGGAAGCGCTGAACCAGTTCGTGCCGGAAGCCGAACGCGCCGCTGTAGCGTCTGACCTTTTCGGCGATCGGGCCGCACTGGCTTTCCTTCGCATCGATCCGACAACCCTGCGCGAGGCTGCGCAGGATGTGCGGGATTTTGGGGTGGCCGTCAGCGCTAGTGACGCCGCCCAGATCGAGCGCACCGGCGATGCCATCGCACGCCTCAGCCTGATCTGGACCGGTCTCGTCAACCGCCTGACTGTCGCCGTCGCACCGGCCCTCGAGACCATCGCCACCAAGCTCGCTGACATGGCGCGGGCGACCGGCCCAATCGGTCAGGCTATCACGGCGCTGTTCGACAACATCGGGCGGCTGACGACCTATGCCGCGACCTTCGCGGGCATCATGGCCGGGCGCTGGGTGGCGGGCATGGTGGCGGCGGCGCTGTCCGTGCGCGGGCTGGCCACGGCACTGGTCTTCCTGCGCGGGGCGCTGATCCGGACCGGCATCGGCGCGCTGATCGTCGGAGCGGGCGAATTGGTCTACCAGTTCTCGCAACTTGTCGCCCGTGTCGGTGGTGTGGGCGAAGCGTTCCGCCTGCTGGGCGACCTTGCCAAGGAGGTCTGGTCGCGCATCGGTCTGTCACTCGATGCGGCCTTTGCCAATATGGCCGCTGGCTGGGAGCGGCTGAAGGCGGCCGGGCTCTCGGCGCTTGAAGGAACCATCGCGGGCGTCGTCAGTTTCGGCGACCGGACCGCCGCCATCTTCCAAGGGGCGTATGATGCGGCGGTCGCAATCTGGGGCAGTCTGCCCGGTGCCATCGGCGATTTCGCCTTCCAGGCCGCGAACGGGCTGATCTCGGGCGTCGAAGCGATGCTGAACGGCGTCGTCACCCGGATCAACAATTTCATCAACGGGTTGAACGCCGCGCTGGATCTTCTGCCCGACTGGGCGGTGGGCGAAGGCGGGGTGCGGATCGGCACGCTTGGCCCGGTCGAACTGGCGCGGATCGACAACCCGTTCGAGGGGGCCGCAACTGCCGCCGGGGCGGCCGCAGCAGATGCATTTTCGGCGGCGCTATCGCGGACCTATCTCGAGCCACCCGACCTCGGGCTTGGCACGATGGCAGATGACGCGCGTGGCCGGGCCGATGGCTATCGCGAAGCGGGTGGCATGTTGGCCGATGCTGCCGGCCGTCCACTGGCCAGTTGGCAGGCCTTGCGCGACGCGGTGACCGGCACAGGGGCGGAGGCAGAAGCCGCGCTGGCAGATGCCGCCAGTTCGGCGGATGCCCTGAACACAGAACTGGACGACACTGCAGCCGCTGCCGGAAGTGCCGGTGCGGCTGCGCGCGAGGCCGGGGCGGACGCTGCCGCAGGGGCTGACCAGGCCGCGACCGGCTGGGGTGCGGTGACCGCAGCACTCGCCGACTATGCCGCCAAGGCGCGCAACATCGGCGGTGATATCGGCCAGGCACTGGTCAGCGCCTTCACCTCGGCCGAGAATGCAGTCGGCGAGTTCGTCAAGACCGGCAAGCTGGATTTCCGTGATCTGGTCACGTCGATGATCGCCGATCTGGCAAAACTGGCGGCCCGGCGCTTCATCCTCGGGCCGATTGCCAATGCGCTGTCCGGGGCCCTCGGCGGTGCGGGCGGGATCTTCGCCAACATCCTGCATGCGGGTGGCATGGTCGGATCGCCGGGCCCGGGTCGCATGGTCCCAGCCATTGCCTTCGCCAATGCGCCACGGATGCATTCGGGTGGCTGGGCCGGGATCAAGCCCGATGAGGTTCCCGCGATCCTGCAACGGGGCGAGCGGGTTCTGTCGCGCCGGGAAGCGGCGGGCTACGGCCAGACCAGCGCGCCCGCCGTCAACGTCACAATCATGGCGCGCGACGCCGAAAGCTTCCGGCAATCCCGGACGCAGGTGGCAAGCGACATTGCCCGTGCTGTGTCGCTGGGCCGGAGGGGCATGTGATGGCATTCCATGAAGTCAGGTTTCCCGACAACATCAGCCGCGGGGCGCGCGGCGGGCCGGAACGGCGCACGCAGATCGTCGAGCTGGCCTCTGGTGATGAGGAGCGCAACGCCAGCTGGGCGAACAGCCGCCGACGGTACGACGTCGCCTATGGCATCCGTCGCGCCGACGAAGTGGCGGCGGTCGTGGCCTTCTTCGAGGCCCGCAATGGCCGCCTGCACGGCTTTCGTTACAAGGACTGGGCGGACTACAAGTCCTGCCTGCCGTCGCAGGCGATAGCCCCGACCAACCAGCCCATCGGCACCGGCAATGGCGCGGTCAACACCTTCGCCTTGCTGAAGCGCTACACCTCCGGCGCGCAAAGCTGGACCCGCGCGATTGCCAAGCCGGTCGCGGGCAGTGTTCGCGTCGCCCTGAACGGCGTCGAGCAGATGACCGGCTGGAGCGTCAACACCGCCACTGGCAGCGTCACCTTCACCACCGCCCCCGGCGCGAGCGTGGCCATCACGGCAGGCTTCGAATTCGACGTCCCCGTCCGCTTCGACACCGACATGCTCGACGTCACCCTCGACCTCGAGCGGCTGGGGTCGATCACATCCATCCCGCTGCTGGAGATCCGGCGATGAACGAAGAAACTGGCTTCATCGCCGCCGCGCTGCGCGACCTGGCGACCTCCACTGCAGTCATCTTGGCGGCTTGGGGTGCACTGGGCGGGGCCACCAACGCCCTGACCACCCGGATGCGGCTGCGCGATGCCCTGCGCCACATCCTGCTCGGCGGTCTGATCGCGGCAGGGATGGGCAGCCTGTCAATGGCGGTCATCACCGCTTGGCTCGGCCTGCCATCGCAAGCGATCCCGGCCGGGGGTGCGGCGGGGTCGGCCGCCTATCTGGTCGGCGTCTTCGGCCCCGCCTTCATCGAGGTCGTGCTCGCCCGGTTGCGCAGCGGCAAGGGGGGCGACAGCGATGCATGAACTGCTCCGCCTCGCACGCTCCCTCCGCTGCGATGCCGCCGATCCGGGCCGGGCCTTCAGCCATCGCCTGCGCATCGGCCTTCTGGTCGCCGCGCTGATCCTGATCCTCTCACTTCTCGGGTGATCCCATGCACATGACTGACCGGGGCCTGCTGGCCCTCGGCCGGCACGAAGGACTCGTGCCCGGACCCTATCTCGATGTCAAAAACGTCTGGACCTTCGGCATCGGCCACACCGCCGCCGCCGGTTCCCCCGATCCGGCACGAATGCCGCGCGGCATGCCCGCCGATCTCGATGCCGGGATCCGCGAGGCGTTCCGGCTCTTCCGCGCCGACATCGTGGCTTACGAGGCTGAAGTGCTGCGCGTCGTGAAGGTGCCGCTGGAACCGCACGAGTTCGATGCGCTGGTCAGCTTCCACTACAACACTGGCGGCATCGCCAAGGCCTCGCTGACCCGCCATCTGAACGCGGGCAACCGCGCCGCCGCCGCGCAGGGGTTCATGGGCTGGCTCCGGCCCGCCGCGATCCGCACGCGGCGCGAGGCGGAACGGGACCTGTTCCGCGATGGCCGTTATCCGACCGGCACGATCCCGGTCTGGGCGGTGGACCGCAACGGACGGGTGGATTTCTCGCGACCGCTCCGACGCCTGACCGAGGCCGAGGCGCTGGCGCTGCTGCGTCCGACACGCCTGCCAGTGAAGCCCGCAATCCCCACCGAACCGCCATCGCCACCTGCGTCCATGCCGCCGCTTGGCTGGCTCGCGCGCCTCGCCACCTTCTTCTCCAACCTCACCCGGAGGGTCTGACCCATGCGCTATTTCCAACCGACCTCGCTGACCTGGTGGGCGGGACTGCTCGCGGTGCTGACCGGCGGCGGCGCCCTGTTGCTGCCCGACCAGGGCCAGCTTGCCGAACTGGCCCGCCTCGTCGCGATCCTCGCCGGGGCCGGGGATGACTCGCCGATGACCCTGATTACCCTTGGTCTTGGCCTGATCGGGCTGCGCGACCGGATCGAGCGCGGGTTCCGGTGGGAGGGGCGATGAAGACGCTTTCGCCCGCGCTTCAAGCACATCTCGACGAGGGCACGACGACGCTGGCCTGGTGCTGGAAGATCACTCCGGTGCGGGGACCGCTGCCCGACATCGCCTTCACCAACAGCTTCATGTGGCCGGATGGCGACCCCTACGACTGGCACAGCGCAACGCAGGCCAGCTGGCGGCAACGGCTGCCGCCGCGCTACGGCACCTGGCAGATCGCGCCATTCAACCCGGGGGCGTCGAACGTCGCTGCCTTCAAGACCAGCCCCTGGTATGGCGACAAGACTGGTGGCCACCATTCCGGCGACTGGTCCTGCTATTTCGACATCGACGTGTCGGAGATCCCGGCGGGCAGCCAGATCACCTATTCCGACATCATCGAGCGAGGCGGTACCTACGACAGCGTTGGCGCGAACAGCATCGTGACCTTCAAATGGTTCACTTTGGCGCAGACGCTGACCTTCGACGGCACCGGCAAGTTTCTGGCTCAGTCCGGCACGAGCCTTTCGCCAAGCATCAACAACATTCTGAATGGCCCTTTCGCCGCCGTGCCGCGCAGCTTGACCGTCACGGTGCCCGCCGGGGCACGGATGATCCGGCTGCACACCGAGACGGAGGGGATCTTCAACACATTTGGTTTCGTGGGCTGGAATGTGATTTACAATCCGGTGCTGTCCATCAGCGCCTGCTCCCCGGACGGCGCCCTCGGCTTTACCGACCACGATCGGTCCCTCAGCTTCGACGGCACCGACTTCGAACCCGAGAGCGGCTTCGCCGCCTCGGAAGTGCGCGCGGGCTCCGATCTCTCGGTCGATGCGCAGGACGCCCAAGGCGTGCTCACCTCCGACCGGATCACCGAGACCGACATCCTCGACGGCCGCTGGGACAATGCGGCGGTCGAGGTCTGGCGGGTGAACTGGGCCGATCCAGGCCAGCGCCTGTTGATGCGGCGCGGCGCCATCGGTCAGATCCGGCGCGGGCGGCTGGCCTTCGTGGCCGAGGTGCGCAGCCTCGCCCATGTCCTCGGCCAGACGGTCGGGCGGACGTTTCAGGCCTCTTGCGATGCAGCGCTTGGCGATGCGCGCTGTGGCGTCGATCTCGATGCCCCGGCCTTCATGGGCACCGGCGCGGTGATCGACCCGCTGCGCGACCGCGCTTTCACCGCCTCCGGCCTCGCAGGCTTTGCGGCAAGCTGGTTCGCCTTCGGCACCCTTGACTGGACCAGCGGCGCCAATGCCGGACGGCGGGCCGAGGTGCTGGCGCATGACCTCGTCGACGGCGTCGCCGTGCTGACGCTGCTGGAAGCCCCGGTGCGTGCCATCGGCGGGTCGGACACCTTCACCATCCGCGCCGGGTGCGACAAGCGCATCGCGACCTGCGCGACGAGGTTCGCCAATGTCGCGAACTTCCGGGGCTTTCCCAGCATACCGGGTCAAGATGCCGTCCTTCGCTATGCGACCAGAGACGGCGGTCATGAAGGAGATGTGTTGTGACGCATATCCCCGGCCAGGGTGAGGCGGATCAGCAGACAGTCCGGGGGACTGTCTGCCCGCCGAACGGGCGGCGTTATGCCACCAAGGACGGCGGGCACGAGGGGGCGGTGCTTTGAACCGGCCCCAGTCCATCGCCGATCCTGCCCGCGTCATCGCCGTTGCCCGGTCCTGGCTGGGCACGCCTTACCACGATCAGGCCAGCCTGAAGGGCGTCGGCTGCGACTGCCTCGGTCTGGCGCGCGGTGTCTGGCGCGCGGTGGTGGGCTCCGAACCATTCCCGATCCCGCCCTATAGCCGGGACTGGGGTGAGAGCGGCCCGCTTGAAGTTCTGGCCGCTGGTGCGCGGGCGATGATGCCGGAAATCGCACCCGTCGATGCCATACCCGGTGCGCTGATCCTGTTCCGCATGATGCCGCGCGCCATCGCCAAGCATGTGGGCATCCTGACCAGCCCCGACACCTTTCTCCACGCCTATGAGCGGCTCGGCGTGATCGAGGAACCGCTCTCCCCGACCTGGCGACGCCGTATCGCCTTCGCTTTCCTCTTTCCCCAACGCTGAGAGAACACTATGGCCACGCTCGTCCTCGGCGCGGCCGGCGCCGCGTTACTCGGCGTCAGTCGCACGCTCTATAGCCAGAGGCAAGGCACTCCCGCGCCCGCCGCTGCGCTTCGGAGATGTCGGCGGCGGTCATGGTGGCGGCGATCGCGTCGCGCTGGGAAGCGGCTTCTGCAACGCCATTGGAGCCCGCGATATTGGCCCACATATGGGCGGTGACAAAGTCCTGCGGCACACCCGTGCCCTTGGCATACACGAGGGCGAGGTTGAACTGCGCCCCGGCCTCGCCCTGATCGGCCGCGAGGCGGTAGAGCCGCACCGCCTCGGTATCATCCTGCGGCACGCCCTCGCCATTGTGATACATGAAGCCGAGGTTGAGCTGCGCATCGGCATTGCCCTGATCGGCCGCGAGGCGGTAGAGCCGTGCCGCCTCGGTATAATCCCACGGCACGCCCTCGCCCTTGTAATACATGAGGCCGAGATCGCGCTGCCCCACGGCATTGCCCTGATCGGCCGCGAGGCGGTAGAGCCGTGCCGCTTCGGCATGGTCCTGCGGCACGCCAGCGCCACTGGCATACATGAAGCCGAGGTTGAGCTGCGCCTTGGCATGGCCCTGATCGGCCGCGAGGCGAAAGAGCCGTGCCGCCGCGGCATGGTCCTGCGGCACACCCTCGCCACTGGCATACATGAAGCCGAGGTTGAACTGCCCCCTGGCATCGCCCTGATCGGCTGCGAGGCGGTAGAGCCGCGCCGCCTCGGCATCGTCCTGCGGAACACCCTTGCCCGTGGCATACATGAAGCCGATGTTGAACTGCGCCTCGGCCACGCCCTGATCGGCCGCGAGGCGGTAGAGCCGCGCCGCCTCGGTATCATCCTGCGGCACGCCCTCGCCATAGTAATACATGACGCCGAGATAGAACTGCGCCTCGGTATCGCCCTGATCGGCCGCGAGGCGGTAGAGCCGTGCTGCCTCGGCATAATCCCGCGGCACGCCCTCGCCCTTGTAATACATGAGGCCGAGGTGGAACTGCGCATCGGCCACGCCCTGATCGGCCGCGAGGCGGTAGAGCCGCGCCGCCTCGGCATAATCCTGCGGCACACCCTCGCCATTGTAATACATGAGGCCGAGGAGGAACTGCGCCTTGGCATGGTCCTGATCGGCCGCGAGGCGGTAGAGCCGCGCCGCCTCGGTATCATCCTGCGGCACGCCCTTTCCCACGGAATACATGATGCCGAGTTTGAACTGCGCCCCGGCCTCGCCCTGATCCGCCGCGAGGCGGAAGAGCCGCGCCGCCTCGGCCCGGTCCTGCGGCACACCCTCGCCCTCGTAATACATGAGGCCGAGGAGGTACTGCGCCATGGTATTGCCCTGATCGGCCGCGAGGCGGTAGAGCCGCACCGCCTCGGCATCGTCCTGCGGAACACCCTTGCCCGTGGCATACATGAAGCCGAGGTTGAACTGCGCCTCGGCATCGCCCGCCTCCGCCAGTGGCCCCCATTCCGCCGCTGCGGCGGCATGGTCGCCCGCTTGATAGGCGGTATGACCTGCCGCGAAATCCGCCCTCGCGGCGCCTGCCACAAGCCCCAGCCCGATCACGCCTGCCAAAATCCAGGTTCTGCGCATCCGCGCCCTCCATCGCAAATTCTGCGCACCCTAGCCGCAAAAGCGCAGCCACTGCCAGCGCTTTCCGGCCATGACCTGATACATGCGCCCGACTTCCAAGCCCAGGATCAACGTCCCCGGTCTCTCGGGCGCCGTCGCGGGCTACGCCATCACCACGCTCGCGCAACATTGCAACGCGTCAGCATGATTGGGACCAGTGCGTCGCGGAGTTCATCAAGGCCTGCGGTCAGAAAAGAGCGCGCCAGCGGGCCGAACACATGACCGCAAGCCGTAGTGATCACGACCACCAAGAAAACCCTTGCAGAAACGGAGCTACCCTCTCATGGCCACGCTCGTCCTCGGCGCTGTCGGTACTGCCATCGGCGGGGCCTTTGGTGGTGCGATCCTTGGCTTTTCCGGCGCTGCCATCGGCGGCTTCATCGGCTCGACCGTGGGCTCGGTGGTCGACAGCTGGATCGTGTCATCGCTGGCCCCGGCCCAGCGGATCGAAGGCGCGCGGCTCGACACGCTGCGCATCACTTCGGCCACCGAAGGGGCGGTGATCCCGCGGCTCTACGGCCGGATGCGGATCGGCGGCAACATCATCTGGGCCACCGATTTCCGCGAGGAGACCAGGACCACCACCCAAGGCGGCGGCAAGGGCGGCGGGGGCGGCAAGGTCAAGACGACCGAATACCTCTACTATGCCAGCTTCGCCGTGGCGCTGTGCGAAGGGCCGATCACCGGCATCGGCCGCATCTGGGCCGATGGCAAGGCGATGGACATGACCGGCGTGACCTGGCGCTGGTATCCCGGCAACGAGGCGCAGACGGCCGATCCGTTCATTGCAGCCAAAATAGGCGCGGCGAACACGCCCGCCTATCGCGGCACCGCCTATGTCGTGTTCGAGGATCTGGCGCTGGCGACATTCGGCAACCGCCTGCCGCAACTGTCGTTCGAAGTCTTCCGCCCGCTGGCCGATGCCGACACCGCCGAGGGGCTGACCCGCGCCGTCACCCTGATCCCGGCCTCGGGCGAGTTCACCTATGCCACCGAGGCGATCCGCAAGGGTAGTGGTGGTGCGACCGTGGCGGAAAACCTGAACGCGCTGCCCGACCAGCCCGACATCGTGGTGGCGCTGGACCGGTTGCAGGCCATGGCTCCGGCGGTCGAGAGCATCAGCCTCGTGGTGGCCTGGTTCGGCAACGATCTGCGCGCGGGCTCCTGCGAGGTGAAGCCGGGTGTCGAGGTCGCCACGAAGGCCACAACGCCTGCCAACTGGTCGGTAAACGGGGTCAGCCGGGCCAGCGCCCACCTGGTCAGCCGCGACGCCGAGGATCACCCGATCTATGGCGGCACCCCTGCCGACTTCGCGGTGGTGCAGGCGATCCAGGAGATGAAGGCACGCGGGTTGCGCGTGACCTTCTACCCCTTCCTGCTGATGGACGTGCCCCTCGGCAACACCAAGCCGAACCCCTACAGCGCCAATGCCGCCACCTTGGGCCAGCCGACTTTCCCCTGGCGGGGGCGGATCACCTGCTCGCCCGCGGCGGGTTTTGCCGGAACGGTGGACAAGACCGGCACGGCGACAACGCAGGTCACGGCACTGTTTGGTGCGGCGACGCCCGGCAGTTTCAGCGTGTCGGGCGAGGCCGTCGCCTTCACCGGCTCGCCCAGCGATTGGGGCCTGCGTCGTATGGTGCTGCACTACGCGCATCTCTGCGCAGCGGCGGGCGGGGTCGATGCCTTCCTGATCGGCACCGAGATGCCGGGGCTCACCTCCATCCGCTCCAGCGCCAGCACCTATCCCGCCGTCACCGCCTTCAAGACCCTCGCGGCCGATGTCCGCAGCATCCTCGGTACGGGTACCAAGATCGGCTATGCCGCCGACTGGTCGGATTATTTCGGCCACCAGCCGCAGGATGGGAGCGGCGACGTGTATTTCCACCTCGACCCACTCTGGTCGGACGCCAACATCGACTTCGTCGGCATCGACAACTACTTGCCGCTGTCGGACTGGCGCGACGGCTTCGACCATGCCGATGCATTGGAAGGTTGGCCCGCGATCTACGACCGCGCCTATCTGCAGGCAAACATCGCCGGGGGTGAAGGCTTCGACTGGTTCTACGCCAGCGCCGCCGACCGGTCCGCCCAGATCCGTACAGCGATCACCGATGGCGCGGCGGCAAAGCCGTGGGTCTTCCGCCCCAAAGATATTCGCGCCTGGTGGACGAACCCGCATTTCAACCGGCCGGGCGGGGTGGAGGGTGGCACGCCGACGGCATGGGTGCCGCAATCGAAACCCATCCGCTTTACCGAACTGGGTTGCCCGGCCATCGACCGGGGCACGAACCAGCCCAACGTCTTCTTCGACCCGAAGTCGTCTGAGAGCTTCACGCCGTATTTCTCGCGGGGCTGGCGCGACGATGCGATCCAGCGGGCCTATCTGGAGGCGAGCTACCTGCATTGGGGCGATCCGGCCAACAACCCGCTGTCGTCTGTCTATGGCAACCGAATGGTGCATCTGCCCGAATGCGCGGCCTGGACCTGGGACGCACGACCCTATCCGTTCTTTCCCGAACTGACCGATGTCTGGACCGATGGCCCGAACTGGCGGCTGGGCCATTGGCTGACCGGGCGGCTGGGGGCGGTGTCGCTGGCGGCGCTGGTTCGGCACCTCTGCCTGCGCGCCGGGATGCCCGAAGCCCTGATCGACGTGTCCGGCCTCTGGGGCGCGGTCGAGGGCTATGCCATCACCGCGCTGGAAGCTCCACGATCCTCGATCAGCACGCTGGCCCGGCATTTCGGCTTCGATGCCATCGAGACCGAAGGCATGATCCGCTTCGTCATGCGCGGGCGGGCGTCCGTTGTTACCTTGACCCATGACGACCTCGTGGCGTCCCGCGAAGGCGAGGCACTGGAACTTGTCCGCGCGCAGGAAACCGAACTGCCGCAGGCGCTGAAGTGGCAGGTCGCCCGCGCTGATGAGGACTATGACGCGGCCCTTGTCGAGGCCCGCCGCATAACGGTGGACACCACCCGCATCGCGTCCGAGTCCTTCCCGATGGCAATCCCGCCCGAGGAGGCCGAACGCCGCTGCCGCCGCGCGTTGATGGAAGCCTGGATCGGCCGCGAAAGCGCCAGCTTCCGCCTGCCGCCCTCCCGACTGGCGCTGGACCCAGCCGAGGTGATCCAGCTGATGCATGACGGCCGCGAGATCGAGCTGCGGCTGGTGTCCATCGCCGATTCCGACGGCCGTGGCATCGAAGCCGTCCGCCAGGATCGCGCCGCCTATGACCTGCCACCGGGCGATCCGCGCCCGGTCTCGCTGACCCGCTCCGTGGTGTTCGGCGCGCCGGATGCGGTCCTGCTGGATCTGCCGCAGCTCTCCGAGGACCAGCCCGCGCACCGGCCGATGGTCGCGGCGCGTGCGGTTCCCTGGCCGGGCGAGATGGCGGTGTTTCGCAGCCCCTCGACCGATGGGTTTGCCTTGCTGACCACCTTTGGCAGCCGCGCCCGGATTGGCACGCTGGTGTCGGATTTCCACGCCGGTCCGACCTCGCGCTTCGATCTTGGCAACGCGCTGGTCGTCGATCTGGCCTCCGGCATGCTGGAAAGCGTCACCGATCTGACCCTGCTCGGCGGCGCCAATGCGCTGGCGGTGGAAACGGCCCCCGGCATCTGGGAGATCGTTCAGGCGGGTGCCGCCGAACTGATCGCCCCCGGCCGCTATCGCCTGACCCGCCTTCTGCGCGGCCAGCGCGGCACCGAAGGCGCAATAGGCAATCCGACCCCGGCAGGCGCAAGGGTCGTGGTGCTGGATTCTGCCCTTGCCGCGCTGCCCATCGCCGAGGCCGATCTCGGTCTGCCATGGAACTGGCGCATCGGCCCTGCGGCACGGGCGGTCAGTGACGCCAGCTATACTGCGCTCGCCTTCACGCCCGCAGGTCGCGGCCTTGTGCCCTTCGCCCCGGTCCATGTCGCGCAGCCGTGGCGCATGGCACGCAGCCCGGGCGATCTGACGATCCGCTGGACGCGACGGTCCCGCGCGCTGGTGGCCGATGCCTGGGAACAGGTCGAGGTGCCGCTGGCCGAGGCCTCGGAAAGCTACGATGTCCATTTCCTCGATGGGGCAGCGATCAAGCGCACGCTGACGGCGACCACCACATCCGTCCTCTACACCGCCGCCCAGCAAACCGCCGACTGGGGCGCGCCGCTCGGCCCCGGCAGCCTGTTGGCAATTCGCATCTACCAACTCTCGAACCGCCTCGGTCGCGGCGATCCCGCTGCCGTCACCCTCCAGTTCTGAAGGCCCGTCCCATGTCCGACACCTCCACCCATCTTGGCCTGCCGTATCTTCTGGCGGCCCAGGCCCAGAAGCATGTCACCCACAACGAGGCCCTGCGCCTGCTCGATGCCATGGTGCAACTGTCGGTTCTCGACCGCACGCGGACCACGCCGCCTGCGAGCCCCGCCGATGGCGACCGCCACCTCGTGGCCTCGGGCGCGACCGGGCTCTGGGCCGGGTGGGATCTGAACATCGCCTTCTGGGTTGATGGCGTCTGGATACGCCTGGTGCCGCGCCAAGGCTGGCTGGTCTGGATCGCAGCCGAGCAGGCATTCGTGGTCTGGAACGGCACCGTGTGGGATCCGGTCGGAGTGCCGCAGGATGTTTCCGACGCCATCTTCAGCCTCGTCAACGATGCCGATCCGACGAAGAAGGCCCTGTTTTCGCTGTCGGGGATCACCACTGGGACGACGCGCACCTTCACGCTGCCGAATACCTCGAGCGAGTTGGCGATCCTCGCGGGCACCCAGACCTTCAGCGGCAACAAGACCTTTTCCGGCACGTTGACCGCATCGGGTGCCACCGCCACAATCGGCACGTCGACCGGCACCGGGACCTATGGTCTCGGCACCGGGGCCACGACCAATGGCACAACCAAGACCGTGAACCTCGGCACCGGCGGCGCTTCGGGGTCGACCACGGTGGTCAACATCGGTTCGGCCACGGCGGGTGCAGGCGGGACGACGGTCGTAAACACCCCGACGGTCACCTTCGCCAATGCTGTCACGCAGGTCGGCATGCCGCAGGCCAACCTGACGGCCCAGCTTCTGGGCCTTGGAGGGGCGACGGCCGACAGCTACAATCGCGTTTCGGTCAACACCCCGGCCCTCCTGTTCAACAACGCCGGGGCCGGGATCGAGGCCACCGTCAACAAGGCGGCGGCCGGGAACGACGCGGCTTTCGCTTTCAAGACCGGGTTTTCGGCGCGGGCGCTGATCGGCCTCTTGGGCAATGACGATTTCAGCTTCAAGGTCAGCGCGGATGGCTCGGCTTTCTTCGAGGCAATCAGGATCGACCGCACCAACGGCCAGGTGGAACTGCCGCAGCCGACGATCCTGCCGGGGCTCAGTGCGGCCCCGAGCGCGCCACCCTCCGGCAAGGCGGCCGTCTATGCCCGCAACCGGGCGGGCGCGCCATGGATCGACGTCATGCGTCCCTCCGGCCGGGATTTCCCGCTGCAGCCCCACTTCGGCGTCAACCGGATCGCCAACTGGTCGCCATCCGTCACCACCACGATCACCACCGAAGGCCTGCCCATCACATCGGTCGGAACCGTCTCGCACCCGACGCTCGCCGCGACCAACCTTGCCGCCAGCATGCGCCGCTGGCGTCTGACCTCGGCGGCGGTGGTGGACTCGGCGGCCGAGCAGCGATCCGCAGGCTGGGCCTGCTGGCGCGGCAACGCGGCGGGGCTGGGCGGCTGGACCTTCGTCACGCGGATTTCGCTGACGACACTGCAGGCCACCGGCATGGGCTTCTTCGGGCTTTACGGATCGACCGCCGCGCTCGCCACCACGCTGACGCTGGCCACCGTCCTGAACTGCATAGGCATCGGCTTCCAGCGCGGAACGCACACCCGCTGGCAGTTGGTCGCAAACGACGGCACTGGCGCGCCGACCCTTACCGATATGGGGGCGAGTTTCGGCATCGCGACGGGTGGGGTGCTGACCCTGTTCATCGCGGCCCCGCCAAATGGCAGCCCAGTGTGGGTGCGAGTGGTCGACGAGGTCTCGGGCGCAGTGTTCGAGCAGGAGATCACAGCGGACCTGCCAGCCAACACGCAGTTCCTGTCACCTCGCCTCTACCTCAACACTGGCGCGACGGCCGCCGCCGTTGCCTATGACTGCGCCGGGGTCTACCTTGAAACCGACTTCTGACCCGCAGGACTGCGAAAAAAGGATGGATCATCATGAACGACAGGGTTTCCATGTCTCCGAGTCGCGATGCTTCAGGGACCTAAAGTATCCGCTGTTTGCTCGTTATGTTCCAGGCTATCGTGGAAATTCGTGATTAAAGCCGGATTCTTGAAATATGGGGGTCGACGTGACCTGCCCCCCTGAATTTCCCTCGCCGTGATGTAGAGTCTGCCCAACCTGAAGGAGCAGACGAGATGAGGAAAAGCCGTTTCACCGAAGCGCAGATTATCGGGATGATCA